ACTTTCACGAAAGGATCCTGTGACGCAGCACTTAGAGTGATTGACTTTAAGAGCCAACCGCTCCAATGCTATCGTGCATTGCGCAGCCCAATCCGTGGGGACAATGATATCATCCCCATAGACAAAGATGCGCTCTCCCACTGTTTTTAGTGGCAGTTTTAACTTCAGACTCATCGCAGCGACGAGTATGGCCCAAAAGACATACGCCTCAACAGGGAAGCACAAAGCTGACCCCATTGGCGCAAACTTCTTCAAAGCCAACACCTCCCCGGAGGGAAGCTTAGTCGCAGTCGTTCTGCAAGCCTCTAATGCCCGAAGAAGGTCAGGGCAGTCTTGGAAGACCGATCTAACCAGCTCGAGAGAGACCCGGTCCGATGCCTCCTTAAGATCAATCGTGGCCCAGTTCTGGAGAATAGAACCCTCCAAAGCAAGACTGCGATTAATCTCTTGGCGCGTGAAGTTGATGTGGCCCTTCGTCATCGAATGATGTTCAAAGAACTCCATCAATTTCCGACCGAGACCTTGTTGGATCCACTGGAATTCCAGTGGCTCGCAAGATATCAGTCGTGGACCTCGCGAATCCTTTGGAACCAATACCACCTTGGCGACGCCTGTTTCCAGACGTTCCAGGGACTTGTACCAGCTCCGCCGGTCGACGAGTTCACGGGAAGAACCTACTATGAAATATTCGTAGTAGGGAAACACCTGATGAATTGCGTTGTAGAGACGTTTGAAGACCCATTTCTCTTCAAGCTTTTCACCGGTAGCCACCGCTCCTGGTCCATGGCGTGGGACAATGTCTTTCGGGTTGAAAGACACGAAAATGTCCCGGGTAAGCTTTCGCATAACTTTCTGCAATTCAGCAGAATATACGTCAGCTCCCAACTCTAGTTCCTTTTCCGCCTCGATAAAGGCATCCACGACGGATGCTTCCTGCTCTTCGGAGTAAGGTAATTCGAGTTTGTACGCGAAGAAGAGAACCTGGCGCAAGTGCCTTACGGCCTCCGCGCTCGGTTCCGCCAGAAGCACACCCTGAGTATCAAAAACCCGCCTAAAGTACGCCTGCAGGAATGCAGGTATACCACAATCCTTGTGAGAGTTGCCAAACTCCCTAGGGATCAAGAGGCGCGAACTCAGAAGCCCCTGGTCTAGAGCCTTCCCTAATTTGGGAAGAGTCTTTGTCAGGAACGAGAGCCCTTCGCTTCGAGTTCTTTTCTCCATCGTGGAGACATCTCGAGCAAGGTTCTTTTTACTTTCGAGCGACAATGGATCGCATCGCACCAATGACGTACAGAGTTCGAGATAAAACTCGACTTGGCTATTAGGGATTCCCTTCATAGGGATGTCCTCCAAGTAGCCCACGTCACTTCACAACGCCGATTTGGACCTAAGGCCCTAGGTCTCGTTGCGTAGCAACGAGTCGATGGTCGTAGTCGTTAGGGTTGCCAACCCGCCAGCGGAGACAAAGTCGATGAGGTTTGCAACCCCATCGTAAATCATCTGACTGGTGACTGCGGCGTTTTGCGGACAAGCAATTGTTAAGTTGCACGTCAGCGAAACAGGAGCGGGAACGGCCGCCACAGTTCGCACAAGCGAAATGAGGTGTCGGTCGATCTTTGCCGCGCCGGTACCTTGAGTCTGGTGCTTGATTGTAATCAACCCTTTCTCTGCGGTATCCGACGTGACATCAATGAACGTACTGGATGTGGTGTCTCCACCCATCCGGTTGTACGTTACATCGTCGCCAGAAGCATCATCGACAACGATGGTTGTGGAAAGTGACATGAGAAAGCTCCTCTGTAGGTGCCCTACCACCAATTTAGTGGTATAGTGAACGCTAATGCTGGGCGAGCATCGCGCTTGCAAGCAACAGCTGCTGCGGTGACAGTGCATTCAAAGTAAGGTAACTTGCCTGCACTGGGAGACGAGAAATCCGTTCATACTGCTTAGCTCTTACAACTCCAAGCGGCGTACTGCCTGAAGGAGCAGAGACCTGGCTAACTGACCACTCGAAGACGGTCGAAACCGAAACCGAGAAGTCTGAGACCTGAAATTGGCCCTTAAAAGGGTTTATGCTCAGGCCGCCAAGTTTGCGCGACAAACCGAGGAACCAATCCACGACAAAGCTATACGGTATGGCTTGCCATACAGCTTTTAGCGGGTTGTCTAGCCCCAGCGCAACTAACATAGCCCGACAATACCCATACAGATCATTGAGGCCTTCAAGCTCATGGTAAAGTCTACCACCTGCCCGGAGATCACAACGGTACCGTTTGAGTACCCACGCCTCTCGGCGGTCTGGACTGTCCCACGTTTCGATTAGTTGGTTATGCGGAGACAAGCTTCCCGTTCCAACGGTAAGCGCATCACCGCGATAATTGCCTAACCGGATTTTCTTCCCATACGTGCTCTTCAGGAAATTAATCTTGCGTTGCACGGTGGAAAGAATACCAGTGAGTACCTGCAAGTCCTTGAGCAAGGGTTCCCACCCAAACTTTTCGGACAAGTAGGCGCCAGAAATGGTCTTTTGTACGTTCTTCTCGAGGGAAGGCAATAACTGCCCAACCTCTTGGAGTTCCCAGACGAAGTTAGCAATGCTGACATCCGTCGGGATTTGCGTGGAAAACTTCTGAAAAGAATCCCATGCAAATTCGTACACAAGGTCGTCGGACGCGAACGGAACATTGAACACGATCGATTCTGAGCAACGGGGCAAGGCCCCATCGGTGGGGATACAGTACTGAGTACTGCCCGCACCATACTGCTCCCAAGGAACCACGGGTTTGAGACTCGTGGCATCGAACGCACGCTGCATCGTATCAGAGTTAGGCCAAAGCCCATCTCTGTCGCGAGGCTTACCCCAGACGTCATCTATTCGTGAAAACAGATAGGTGCCGAGGTACAACGGCCGGATGAAGTGAAAGTTACCGAACACCGAATGGTAGTCGATAGCTTCCGAATTCCAAATGGCCGGGGCGGTCGTTCGAGATCGATTGGTTAAAGTGTTCAACTCAACCTCCTTTTCAATCCATTGTTTCCAACAGATCTCGAAAGAGACGG